TCTTGCGACCAGTACACAGACGACGAGTACCACGTTGAGGAATGTGGTCCTGGCGACTTGGTGCGTGACTACTCGTATCGACCTACTCCGGTGTTCCATTCGTTGCCTGACGAGGTGGACAATGCTTCTGCTATCGAACACGAGTATCAGGGTTACATGCGACGGTTTCTCAAGATTCCGTACATGGGCTTTGAACTTGAGGTTGAGTGTCAGGGTGACCGGCTAGACTACCGCAAGGGTGCTGAAATCATGAGTGATGTTGATGAGGTGTATCTCAAAACTGACGGTTCGCTGAACTATGGGTTTGAGATTGTCACACACCCTATGACGTTGGGCTATGCCATGAATAACGGGAATCTTTGGCGTTCGATAGAGAAGTTACAAGGGTATTCGTTTGCCGGCTGGGAAACTGATACTGCCGGTTTGCATGTCCACGTATCACGAGATGGTTTCGCTAGCGAGGTACATCAGGCTAAGTTCGTTCACTTCTTCCACCGCAACGAGGATTTCCTATCGTGGCTTGCCGGAAGGTCCGGTTCACGTTGGGCTAGTTACGAGAAAGAACACTTACGCAACTTGCGTAACAAGTTACGACGCACCCATGGCTCTGAACGCTACATGGCTGTGAATCTCAACAATTCTGGAACGCTTGAGGTACGCATTTTCCGGTCCTCACTCCGACCAGAGCGCGTTCAAATGGCATTGCAACTCGTTGATGCCGTTGTCAATTACACCGAAAAACTGTCGGCTAACCAGATGGTTATGGGTAATGCTTTCCACGCGGAAGCCTTTATCCAATGGGTTTCTGAGCATTCCCAGTATGCCATTCTTGCCGATTACCTAAACCGTTGGGTAGAACCGTTCTCAAGCGGTCTCCCACAGATTGGAGAATAACTATGTGTCTACTAATGGTAACTATGGGTCAACTGCCCAAGCGTGAGTACCTTGTCAATGCTAGCGAGAACAACCCTGACGGTTACGGCTTTGCCGTTCATCATGGTGACCGCATTGTCACAGGGCGTAGCATGAAGTACGAGAACTTGCTTGACCGTTTCTATGCAGAAATGACTAAGAGCAAGAACCCTATCGGCATGTTCCATGCCCGATACACAACGCATGGTACAACCATGCTTGAGAACAATCACCCGTTCCGAGTTGATGGGCGTAAGGACATTATCCTTGCCCATAACGGCATGTTGCCTATCACTCCACGTGCCGGTGACGAACGTTCAGATACTCGTATCTTTGCGGAAGATGTTCTTGGTGCTATCGGCGTTCAGGCTCTAGATGACAAGTCTACGTTCACCAAGTTGGAGGACTTTGCCTCAGGTAGCAAGATTGCTATCTTGTCAACGTCACCAGAGTTGCGTGATTCCGTTTACATTCTCAACGAACACCTGGGTCATTGGGAGGGCGACATTTGGTGGTCCAACACTGGATACAAAACCAACTACTCCTACGGCTACGGCAAATCCTCGTCGTCATACTACGGCAACTCGTGGTGGAATAAGCAGGTAGAAAAGGTTGATAGCACTATCATTGGTAGGCACTGGTGGCAGGAGGAAACACAGACAGTTATTGAGGAGCAGATACCTAGCGAGGTTTGCTACGTATGTGCTAACCCGATTGAGGAACAGGAATACCATGAGGGTATCTGTTCCCTGTGCAACTCTTGCCTAGATTGCTACGAGCATGCCTCCGCGTGCTTGTGCTACATGCCACATGCACGTGTCCATTCCTCAATGGACCTTATCGAATACTAGACTATCGTATACGATAGTGGAATGGAGGAGTCATTATGTCTAAGTTATTTTTTGTAGATAACAACTTGCGCCGGTTGAGTCAGCGCATTCCCAGGGTGAAAGGCAGGAAACTCGTTGATGACAGTGTTATGAAGGTTCTGTTCGTCAAACGCGAGAAGCCGGACCCTGTGAACTACCAAGTTTACGGCAGGGAAGACATTAACTATTACGACAACTGGCGCGAAAGTTCCGAGTACAATCGTTATAGTTACTTTGATGCACATGTCAAAATTTCTGACATTGCTTTTACTGTACCTATGCAGGAGTTGATAAACATTTCAGAAAGGTTGGCTCACGTTATCAACCGGCAGAACATGATAATAATGAGCATGGCCGTTACGGAGTTTCCAAATGAAAATATCTGACATTATTCAGCACCCACGTTTCCAGGACCTTGCGGTTACGGCTGTGCCTAACACACAGCCGGACTTCAAGGGTGCTATCTGTGCCCAGATTGGTAGCAACATCTGGTATTTCCCAGATGAGGAGGACCCCATGGGCAAGGAGGGATACTTCGACGTGAGTGACGATTGGGAGATTGGCTCTGCTAACGAATACCTGTCCAAGGTGACCGATAACCTTGCCAGGGTGTGCGAGACTTGCCCTGTGCTGGCTGAATGTTTCAACTATGCGGTCCACCATGAGGAGTGGGGATTCTGGGGTGGTACTACTCGCAATGAGCGTATTCGGCTACGTCACCAGTACAAGATACGCCTATCCGATCCGTTCGATAGTGATGCTCTAGACCGGCAAATCGCCGGTGACCAGCATGTGCTTGAAGAATCAGGCGAATGGGAGTATTATGGAAGTTCCCAATAACATTAGTCCAGAGGATTTGGCTAGGTTGGAGGAGATACGTTCCCTTCCACTTGCTACTATCGCTGAGGCTATCAAGTGGTGGAATCACGAAGCGCCTGACCCTATCAAGAAGTTCATCATTGTGTGTGCCTACTATGAGGGCATGCTCAGCACTACTGAACTGGCAGATGAGGTACTCAGGCAATGGTCAGAATAGGTCCAGTATTCTAGTAGAATAGTGGGCAGGAATGGAGGCAAGGTATGGCGCATTATCAAATAAATATCAAACTAGATGTGGAAGCAAGTAGCAAGAGAGAGGCAGCGGATTTCGTTAAGTACTTATTCGCTGACATTGGTCAGGACATTGACTTCTCTCATGATGTTGACGTTGACTTGTTTGCAGAGATGGGTATCAGTTATGATTAACCACTATGCAATCATCAAGGGTGAATACATCAAGGGTGAGTTTCATCTTAGCATTGACCACTATCTGCAACATGAAAAGTTCAATGGTGTTGCTTTAGATAATATTTCTGGCAAATGGATTAAGGTGTGGAACATGTCTGAACGTTTACGGGAAAGAGATGCTTTATTCACCGAGATAGTATCCAAGCGTTTACATCTCATGGACTAGCACCATGAGACAACGCAAGAAAGAGATGGAGTTACTGGTCAATGTGTTAGAATCCGAACATGATGATGTTGATGCATTAGCATCAGATATTTGGAAACTCATTGACAGTACTCGCAGGGACCGTGAAGTTTGGGTAGTTGCCGTCAGGGTAGACGGAATGAACTTTCTTTACGGTCCCTATGAGTCGGATACTCTAGCCAAAAAGGACATAGACACAGGTAACATCAGGTCTATTGGTGCAACCAGAGACAAGTACATGATTATGAAAGTGTTGAGTCCATCTAAAATATTCACAAACGATAATCCTAATCTGTTTGATGTTAGATAGTTTATATATTGTTGACCCCTCTAAGGGGGTCAACTAGTTAATATATATTATGTTACATCGGATTTTACGACACGCCAAGTACATCGACGCACTAGGCGTGTCGCGGTTATTATGTTACAATTATTACCAGTAAGGAGGAAGTCTATGAGTATAAAAATCAATGGTTATGACCTTCCAGGTCATGTGAGTTATTCAGCATTCACAACTTGGCTAGACTGTGGGTTCAAGTATTACCTGTCTAGGGTTGAGAAACATCAGGGGTCACCGTCATGGTGGCTTGTGGGTGGCTCTGCCCTGCACACAGCTTCTGAGGAGTGGGACAAGGTGTATTTTCAGGAGGTTGGCAAATGAGCCTTAAAGCCACGCAGAGCGACTTTCTGGACCAAGTGTGGATAGATGCCTTCCGGTCCGAGAAAGAGGCTCAGGAAGCCTCTACGGGGCTGGAAACAGCCCTCTGGAGGGCTGGTGGCAGGTCCACTAAGGCTAACCCAGACAAAGAGAACGGTGTCTGGTGGGCTTTAGAGGGCAGGACTATGCTCCAGAAGTGGGCAGACTGGCGCACTGGTTCCCATGGTTGGAAACTCTGGTCAGACGGAAATGGCATACCTGCCATTGAGATTGGTATGAACCCTGTAATTGGTGGTGTGACAGTCCAAATGCACATCGACCGCGTAATGGTTACGCCCGAGGGTGAACTTATCATTCTTGACCTGAAGACCGGCGCACGTACACCCTCATCAGACCTACAGTTAGCGTTCTACGCTGTAGGCATGGAGAAGACATTCGGTATCCGACCCAAGTATGGGACATACTGGATGGCACGAGAAGGCACAACAACACCGTTGGTGGATTTAGATTTCTACACAATGGAAATGATTGAACAAATGGTTGCAGACTTTGACAGGGCGCGACAAGCGCACTTGTTCATAGCCAACTTCAACCATTGCAAAATGTGTGACTTAACAGATAAATGCAAGTGGTACAACAAGAAGGAGGCATAACTATGTCAGAGAAAAACTATGTAGTAAATGTTAAAAACAAGTTGGGTACAATCGTCACATTTCGTGGTGATACAGCCAGCGAACTGAACAAGGCTATCAGTGACTTCATTGAACTTGGTATGGAGTTTGCTATCAGTAACGTTGAAGGTATCCTGCTAGGTACATCTTCCACACCGGACCCTGTCTCTGTTGTAACACAGGCTCTAGGCGGTACTGTAATTAGCGAAACACCAACACCAGCATTTGCACCAGTGCCACCACCCGTAGCACCACCGGCATCAGCACCAGCAGTAGGCGCACGCATGTGTAACCACGGTCCTATGATTGGTCGCAAGGGAACTGGTGCCAAGGGTGAATGGAAGGGCTTGTTCTGTCCAACACCCAAGGGCACTGCTGGACAATGTGACCCTGTATGGCTGAATCGTTCCATGCCAGAATGGAGCACCATCTAGAGTGAAAACATTAACACGTTCAGTAGGTAGACCTGAGATTGGCGGTGAACCGCTACCAGCGGTCTTCCGCACATTCGACGGCAACCAGATTGCTGTTCGTCGTTCGGAAGTCAGCATGATTGCTGGTGAGCCAGGTGCGGGCAAGTCAACACTTGCCCTAGCCATGGCGTTACGAATGAATGTTCCCACCTTGTATCTGTCAGCAGACACTAACGCACACACAATGGCTATGCGTCTGTACTCCATGATTACAGGTGAGTCACAACAGCAGGCTGAGATTGCTATCGAACGCAATCCGGAAGAAGCCCGCAACAAACTATCTATGGCTAGCCACATCTATTGGTCATTTGATTCGTCACCAAACCTTGGCGACTTAGATGATGAGGTGCTTGCTATTGAGGAACTGTTGGGTCGACCACCGGAACTTATTGTGGTAGACAACCTGATGGATGTTGCCATGGATGGTGGTGAAGAGTTCGGTGGCATGCGTACCGCTATGAAGGAACTGAAGTTTCTGGCACGTGATACGAATGCTGCAGTTCTTGTTCTGCACCACACTAGTGAAGCATTCAAGTCGGAACCAACACCGCCTCGTAGCGCAGTTCAAGGCAAGGTCAACCAACTCCCTGCTTTGATTCTGACAGTAGGTCAGCAGTCTGGTTTGATGGCTGTTGCTTCTGTCAAGAACCGCTACGGCAAGGCTGACCCTTCGGGGAGTAGCCCTGTGTGGTTGCAGTTCAACCCTGAATACATGTATTTGGCTGACTTGGAGGAGGCACGATGAACCACGAACCTGATTGTTTCTACCAGTACGTTCTACTGGCAGAAGACCCCTTGTTCGCCTGTGGTGGTTGCATCACAGCCAAGAACGCCTACAAGCGTGGATTTGAAGAAGCCACAAGAGAAGCAGAGGAGAAATAAACATGACAAATTATCAGCATGACGAAGCCCTGCAAGAAATGGAACGTGAACGATTCTCTTACTGTAACCGCCATGGTGGGATAGCATCCATCATCAACTGTTACGAATGTGTGGCAGAGTTCTCTGAAGACGAATTCGATGTTATCGAACCCAGCGAGGATGACACATGGTTATAGGTTTCTTGTTGCTGTTAGGTGTTTCTGTGATTCTCTTTCTGGAATGGGGTAGTTGGTAGTGAGTAACACAAAGAAAATCAAGAAACCCCTAGATGATAAACTCCAAATGGACATAGAAAGACAACTCATAATGGATGCACTCCAGGATCTATTCTTGGAGAATGAAGCCGAAGTGAGGAATGGTATCGTGCGACAGTTGTCTGTGTACCTTGTGGGCGACGACTCGGAGCGTGATAAGGCGTTGCAGTTGGCGATACGTGTTGCTAGAGGAGTAGAGGATGAACAAGAGTAAACAGAAAGGCACAGCCGCTGAAACGGCTGTAGTCAACTGGCTTGTATCCTACAACAATAACAACGTAGAACGCCGAGCATTGCAGGGCAACCTTGACCGCGGTGACATTTCAGGAATCCCTGGGGTAGTTATCGAAGTCAAGAACCATGCTGAGATGAAACTATCTCAGTGGGTGAAAGAACTGCAAGCAGAAATGAATAACGACAAAGCACGAACTGGTGTGATAATTCACAAGAAGCGTGGCACACAAAATGTTGGTGAATGGTATGCGACTATGCCTGTGAAGGTGTGGTACGACTTGCTGAAGGAGGCAGGATACTAAATGGAAAAGCACAGCATAATCGCAATCATAGAGCATTACGGTGGCAAGGCTGTGCAGGACCGAAGCGGATGGCAGAAAATCAAATGCCCATTTCATGACGATAGTCACGCCTCCGCAACCATCAACACAGAGTATCAAGCATTTAATTGTTTTGGATGTGGAGTCAAGGGGGACACATACAAGATTATTATGGAACAGGAGGGAGTAAATTACTATGAGGCTTACACACGCGCAGAGAGAATCGTTGGAGAGAGCGACTACTCATTACCAACAGTCAATTCATCTAGCCGAAGAGTATCTAGCCAGTCGGGGATTATCTCTCGTAGACGGGGCTACAGTCCGCCTAGGGCTGGTCGCAGAGCCGTTAACGGGGCATGAACAATTCCGAGGCAGGTTAGCAATCCCATACATCACACCGGCAGGTGTGGTGGACATTCGCTTCAGGGCGATTGGTCCACAAGAACCAAAATACATGGGAATGTCTGGAACGCAAACACACTTATACAATGTGAACGCTCTGGTGACAGCAGAGAACTACATAGCAGTAACAGAAGGAGAAATAGATGCAATCACGCTCAACTACAAATGCGGTATACCGGCTATCGGGGTTCCTGGGGCTAACTCGTGGAAACGTCACTACGCAAGGTTACTCCAAGATTTTGAAAGTATTATTATTTTTGCAGACGGTGACCAACCAGGCTCCGACTTTGCTAAAAAGATTGCGAACGAAGTCCAAGGCGTAACTGTAGTCCACATGCCTGAAGGTCATGACGTTAACTCAATGTACCTACAGGCTGGTCCCCAATGGTTTTTAGACAAGTTAGGAAGATAACATGGGAAAAATGAAAGACGAATGGTTTGAAGAGTTCTATGGAGACTATCCAAACATTAGCCAACCACGCTGGCATACAGACGACCCAATCGGAGAGCCTCATGGTGGCGACAAGATTACTTTCCGACCTTGGTCTGAAGCCAGTCTCGCTGACATTGCAGACGGATGGCTCGGTGATGATTCAGATTTTGATTCCACCACCGAGGAACTGAAAGGTTCCGCGTTAGCATTCAACGTGTACGATATTCAAGACGAGTTGTTCGACTTGCTTCTACGCAAGCATGAGGACTACGGACCCAAGAATATTAGTGCTAGCCCAGGTGGACCGCTTAACGGTCTGAATGTACGCCTGTACGATAAGGTGGCACGTTTAGAGAACCTGATGGCTAATGGTAAGACGCCAAAGAATGAATCAGTACGTGACACATTCCTTGACATTGCAAATTATGCAATTATTGGCTTGCTAGTCATTGATGGAAAATGGAGTGAGTAATGTTATTTTTTACTATTGTTTCTGCTATCATTTTTGCAGACGTAATCCTAGGTCTCATTTATGAGGCATCCAAATGGTTAGATAAGTGGGTGGAAAGTAAACGATGAAAACCATTGTAGTTCTGCCAGACATGCAAATTCCATACCATGACCCTAGGGCAGTAGCCGCAGTAAGAACATTCGTTGAGGAATACCAACCTGACGAATTGTTCTGTGTAGGTGATGAGGCTGACAGCCCAGAACCTTCACGTTGGAACAAAGGCATGGCTGGAGAGTTTGAAGGAACTCTCCAGAAAGGTCTAGACAAGACTACCGAAATTATGGTCAAGTTCAAAGAAGCACTAGGCGATAAGCCTTTCCACACAATGAGGAGCAATCATGGCGATAGGATTCAAAACTATGTTGCCAAGTACGCCCCCGCACTTGCTTCTCTCAGGGACTTGGAGTATAGTAAACTTTTACGGTATTCTGAAAATGGGATTACTTATCACGACAAGTTCTACCAATTTGCCCCTGGATGGGTACTCGCGCATGGTGATGAAGGTCGTGCCAGCAAACAACCTGGCGGTACTGCTCTTACCCTTGCTAAACAAATTGGGGCTTCGGTTGTCTGTGGGCACACCCATAAACAAGGCATTCAGCACGAGCATACGGGATTCGGTGGAAATATTCATCACCGACTCTATGGAGTGGAAGTTGGGCATTTCATGGACCTTAAACAAGCACACTATCTCGGACAGACTGGTGCTAACTGGCAACAAGGATTCACTATACTCTATCAGCGTAGAGGAAATGTGACACCAGTAACCGTACCTATCAATGGTAGGTCATTTGTCGTAGAGGGACAGGTTTATGAGTTTTGAGTTTAACAACGAGGCAGTGGCAGACTATTACCCAATGGTACATCAGGTATCCACGGAATATAGTAAGAAATATCGAATGGTTAACAAGGAAGACATAAAGCAAGAATTGTGGATTTGGTTTGCCACCCATCAACGCAAGATGGGTGAGTGGATGAACCTTGAACCTAAGGACAGGGAAAAGCTAGTAGCGAAGTCTTTAAGAAACGCTGCACATGACTTTTGCCTGAAAGAAAAAGCAAGCATTCAGGGCTACAACCCTGAGGATGTTTTCTTCTATAAGAAAGAATTCATCAAACTGCTCTTGCCAGCAGTTATCAACTCAGATTGGGCACGTATTGAAAACACGTTGTCCCTCGGGGGACGATCACCCAAGTCCCTATCTGAAGCGAATGACTGGATGGCGTACAGCGCAGACATTAAGAGTGCTTTGAGTAAACTTGATGACAAAGAACGAAAACTTATTGTTGAGTTCTATGGGCATGACATGGATGGAACTACTCTTCACGAGCAGATTCTTCCAGAGAAGTCCACAGCACGTGCAGCAATGATGCAAGCCAATCGAGCACTCAACAAGATGGTTCGTCATCTTGGAGGATTCGCACCATACAACGACCCGAAAGACCCAACAGAAGAGGAAGTACAAAATGTATCAGTCGAAGAAGAAGTTGAAGCAGAGAATTAAGGGTCTACAGGAGCTTTTAGATGTACAGTCAACTATACTTGGCGCTGCTCTAAATGTTGCTAAAGACCTTGCTAAGGAAGTTGAAAAAAATGAAGAACTTGAAAAAAACATGGACAAGTTTGACAAAAGCCTGAAGCATAACATGAAGCACTACCCAGAACGCACGAATGTGTACTACGACAAGAAACCAAGTTTACAGAAATCAAAGTATCGCGCTAAAGGTTTCTATCATGTCGACAAGGATAAGGGTGATGATGTGGTTATTGAAACTCGGTGGCTATGATTTGTGGATACTGTCGTGACGCTGGAGATGCTAACAGCATTGGAAAAACAGAACTAGCAATTCTTATACATGAGCAGTGTGATAGCACAGACTGCTTCTGTCAGCATCGTGTAGGATAAACAAAAAAGTTCCCCCCCTGGAGTAGAGGACACTCCAAGGGGGGAATTTGTTTTTAAGGGTTAACCGATTGCTGCTTTGAACTCACGAGTTCCGATAACCATAGGCTTGGCACCATCGTGCCATACCTGCACAGCCAGCGGTGTGCCCTTCTTAGCCTGAATAAACCACGTGTGGCTAAAGATGTGACCTGCACTCAGGCTGAAAGATGTGCATCCAGTAAAGTCTGCTTTACCTTTCGGGTCACGAATGAAACGTACCTGAACAGTCTTAGCACCACCATCAGTATTGATGTTGATGTAAGTTCCAAGATGGCACATGGCATCAATAACTGGCTTAACCAGTTCACCATTAGAACCAAACTTTAGATTAGTCCACGTCTTAGGCTTAATGCTTTGTGGGTCTGCCTTAATGGCAGGGTCGCCTTGTTTCCAAGATTCGTATTGCATTATGCATCAATCCACTTCTGAGGATTAACAGAACGGAAAGCATTCCAACGTGGTTGCTTCTGCACCTCAAGGTGCAAGTGTGGACCAGTCACATGACCAGATTCACCAGAGACTCCGATAATCTGACCCTTCTTTACTTTCTGTCCTGCTTTAACTTTAATC